GAATGTCCGTATGACTTCAAAAATATAATGTATTTGAATGATGCAGACACTTATGTTTTTACTTTTGCAAACGAAACAAATGATGATAGTTTAGAAGGCAATAGTTACTCAAACATTATTCGTGTGGGGGGTGCAAACCCACAAGCGTTGAACAATATAACCTTTGGGAAATCTTGCTACAACAACATCTTTGGGAAAGCTTGCAGCGACAACACCTTTGGGGATGAGTGCTACAACAACACCTTTGGGAAATCTTGCTACAACAACACCTTTGGGGAATCTTGCCGCAACAACACCTTTGGGGAATCTTGCCGCAACAACACCTTTGGGGATGGGTGCTACAACAACACCTTTTGGGAATCTTGCAGCGACAACACCTTTGGGGCAGCTTGCCGCAGCAACACCTTTGGGGAATCTTGCAGCGACAACACCTTTGGGGATTGGTGCTACAACAACACCTTTGGGGGATCTTGCAACAACAACACCTTTGGATACAGTTTTTTGGGCAACACCTTTGGGGCAGCTTGCCGCAACAACACCTTTGGGGATCATTATGAATATAATATTCTAGAAAACGGAGTGCAAAATATAAAACTCAATTCTAGCACGCCAACAACATTTTCACTAAAATTACAATATATAACCATTGCACAAGGTGTACACGACAAAACAATCACAGCCGAGCCAGGACTTGACTATCAAGTAATCTACCGACAAACAGGTAGTAAAACTTTAGAAGTATAGCAAAAAAGGGCAATTTTATAGAAATATAAACAAGCCCCTTATAATATTCTCCTTGCTTGCCTGGCGGCGGCAATAAAAACATAGCCGCCAAAAATATCATATTTAGGAGGTAACACCATGAACATCTTAGAAGTGGCCAGCGTGCCCATCATCATCGTAGCGACGTACCTGCTCTTGGAGTTGTACAAGGCGATCATCGGCAACAGCGAAAAAGGCAAGGCGCTCATCCCTACCATCGCCGCCATTTTAGGCATCGGCTTCGGCGTGCTTTTGTACTTCGTTGCCCCTGAGATGAAAATAGCCGACAACGTGGTCAACGCCATTATTGTAGGCATGGTTAGCGGCCTAGCTGCAACAGGTTCAAACCAAGTTATCAAGCAGCTGCAAAAACTAATGAAACCAAACAGCGAAAGCGACACACAACAACAACAACAATAAAAAAGTATAATAAAAGACGGACAGAGCTCAAAGCCTGCCCGTCTTTTTTGCTTGACTGTAAACCTTTTCCAGTCTATAATATTGTCGCCGTAAAAAGTTTACGGCAAGCCCTGAGCCCTTGCAGCTCTAGGCTTTTGTGATATGTACATCACGAGTATGCGTGTGAACCTACACACCCGTGATGTACACATAGGATAAAAAAATATTATAATCTTAAAAATATCTTTATACTAAAGGGGTTGTGTCCCTTTTTGAAGCCCCTCTGCTTGTTGCCATCTGAGTCTATACGCGTCGGTGAGCCAGTGAACTCGATGCGCTCCACTATAGCGCGCAGCAGCTTGTTCTTATCCTTTGGAGCCATCTCTGGGTCCTTTAGAGCCTCGATAGCCTTCTGCAATGATACAACCCGCTCAGCGTAGTCTACGTTCTTAGGCATCACTGCCCTAGCTTTATACAAGGCGGACTGTGTCTCCTCTATCTTAGCCCTCAAGGCTCCGTTTCGTCGGTCGAATAGGTCCTGACTGTAGCGGCCCGTCTCCAGTAGTTCGTACTGCTTCTCCTCTTGCGTGTGATACTCCTCCAGCTGCTTCTCTAATTGTTTGACAATCTTCTGCTGTATTCTGGTTGCTTCGCCGTCTTTGTTTTTAACCTTCAACTGCAAGGCTGGCAGCTCAGCGTTCTCTAACGCGTAGAGAATAGCATCCTCCAGCTCGCTGACCTTCGTGGACATATAGCAGCGCGGGCGGTTGCGGCACTCGAACCTGTCCTCTGCGTGCTTGTAGGGGTGTATGGTCAAAACCTTGCCACACTTGCTACAAGTCAACACTCCGCTGTAGGGGTTCTTTAGGTCGTGCTCATGTTTGACGCGTGGGTTCCTTGCCACGTAGGCCTTAGCTCGCTCCCAGGTGTCCATGTCAATGATGGGCGTCTGCTTGCCTGGGGCGATGATAACGTCCTCCTCAGACTGCGCCAGCCTTTTCATAACGACCTCACCGTTCTCAAGCACTGGTGTGGTCTTTATTCTATTGAACACTACAAAGCCAGCGTAGTGGGCGTTGCGCAGCATCATGCGGACCGAGTCCTTGACCCACTTATTACTGCGGGCAGGCTTGAAGCCCAGAGAGTTCAATCGTTCAGCGATGCGGAACGGTGTCAGGTCCTCATTGACGTACCAGTTGAAAGCAAGACGAACCGCTTCGGCTTCTGGCTCTACTATCTCAAGCGTGTAGTCTTTGCCACGCTTGACTTTTTTGTAGCCGTATGGCGCGTAGTTCCCTATGTAGCACCCACGCTTTACAGCAGCGACACGGCCACGGAATAGTATCTCTTTGGTGTACTCCAGGAAGTCGCGACCCCTTAGCAGCTCATCCTGGAAAAACTTGCGCTCCATTTTATTCTCTAAGTTGTAGACCATCATAGGCGTGGCGACTTGGGTGTGTGTGAAGCGGAAGGCGTTGATAAGCCGACCACAGTCCTCCAAGTCTCCACGGCTAAGACGCTGCGGCTCGACAACTAAGACACCAGCAACAGCTGGGTCCTCTATGCGGGCCAGCACCTTCTTGATCTCAACGCGGTCGTCGATAGACTCGCCGCTCACAATCTCGCGGTATATATTCTCCTCAGATATACGGCCACCGAGCTCGCGCTCCGCGTATTCTTGCAGCATTGCCTCATGTTTAGCAAGTACTTCCTCGACAGTCTCGTTGGGGTCGTCCTGTCTGGACTTCCTCAAATAAATCAAATAGGTTAGATATGCGGTTCCACTTTTTAACATTGTAGTCCATTCTCCCTTATATTCTAAATATTTTTATTTTTGGCATTGTGTTGAAAATCTGCAAACTTTTTGCTATTCTAATATAGTAATAACAAGAACAAGCGTTCCTAGGAAAGGGGCCAATACATGACCGAAAAAATCGAACACCTAAAGACTCTAATCAAAGACGTGCTAAATGACACGCAAGACGAGGAACTGCTTGACCTCATCTATAAGTTACTTTTGACGGCTCAATAGTCTAATCATCTGCAGAACACTATCAAACTGCTCAGGGGTTAAACTGTGCAGAGACGCAACTGCCTCAAAAAAATCAGCATTACTTCGCATTTTAACGATCAGCTCAGCCAGCTGGTCGTTCTTTTTTTGCTCTGGCTTCCTTGCCATCGGTACGTCATAGCCTAGCATCCACGCCTCGCTGACATCCAAAGCCTTGCAAAGGATATGTAGGCGGTCGGCCTTCGGCTCTGTTTTACCAGAGAGGTAGTAGCTTATAGTTACTTTAGGAATAGCAGTCAGCTGAACCAAATCGGCGGCCCTCATGCCCCTGCTTCTCATTGCTTCCTGGAGTCTATCCTTTAGCGCTTGTTTTCTCATCTTTTCACCTCCTGGCAAAAATATAGCACACAAAACGGAATAAATCAAGAAAAAAGACACAAAAAGTGGAACAAAGTACTTGACAGGGGTATTTTGTAGTGCTACAATAGTCCCAGAAGTTCCACTTTGCGGAACAAATAAGAAAAAGGAGGAGGCAAGATATGGAGTTCAACTATAGCAAACTACGCGGTCGTATAGTAGAAAAGTATGGCACCTGTGTCAACTTCGCAACCGCTATGGGCTGGTCAAAGACGCAACTGTCTAGCAGGCTCAACAATGTAGTGCCCTTTAGTGGTCCCGAAATAAAGGAAGCCGCTAAACTGCTGGAAATACCAGGGGCCGAGATAGATGCCTATTTTTTTGCGGTGTAGTTCCACTTTTCGGAACAAAGCAAGAAACAAAGCCCGCAGAGTTCAAGGACATACTGCGGAAGGCAATGACAGCTAGGGGGCTGAGTGCTTCGGAGCTCGGTCGGCTAACAGCAACACCGAGGGGAGCCATCAGCTACTACTTAATGGGTAAGTCTAAACCAAGAGCCGCCAGGCTTGCAGTCTTATGCTCAGTACTAAACATAGAAGCGCCTGACCGCAAAAGAGACAGGTGGGGAGTGCAACACGAAAAAGCAAACACCCGACTCTATAGCATCTGGCGAGGCGTGAAGATGAGGTGCTACTGTCCTAATCACAGCAGCTACAAATACTACGGCGCCAAAGGTGTCGAGGTATGTGAGGAGTGGCGGAGCAGCTTCGTGAGTTTTTACGAGTGGGCTATGCTACACGGCTACAGGGACAACTTGACCCTTGACAGAGTAGACCCCTATGGCGACTACGAACCTGACAACTGCAGGTGGGCTACTTGGAAAGAACAAGCTCAAAACAAAAGGAGACAAAATGGACAAAGCATGGAAAACAGTCGAGGGCTACCACTGCAAAACCCTAACACGGAACGGCTGCACCATCGAGATACTTCGGCCCGTACTTAGCGAAGTAGAAACACAAAGAAGGCAAGCACACGCGAGGGCAGTGGCCGAGCGCGTAATGACTAACTACATATATAAACAAGGAGAATATCAAAAATGACTAATAACATCAAGGTCACGGTGGAGCTGTGTCCTGAGGACCGTGAGAGACTCGACAAAATACTGAACGCCCTCACAAACAGCCCACAGCTCGCAGGTGAGCAGCCAAACGCTAAAGGCCTAGCAACTGAGCAAGCACAACCAGAACAGCCCGCACAGGCTCACACAGCGCCTCAGGCTGAGCAAGATGCAGCACCCTGGGACGAAGAACCACCAACACAAAACGAACCGACTGTCACACTGGAGGACATCCAGCACCTAGTTGTCACACTGGCAACAGTCAAAGGCAAAAAGGTCGAGGCCCGCGAGATCGTAAGAGACTACGCTGACCGTGTAACTGATATACCTGCAGACAAGTGGGACGTAGTGTACCGCAGGCTCAAAGCGCTGGAGGGCTAAGAGATGAACAACCACAAAGAAAGAGACCACGCGCTGCTAAGTGCATCCAGTGCCTACCGCTGGCTAGAGTGTCCGCCTTCTGCTGTCGCTGCTGAAATGTACACAGAAGTGGAGACAGAGTTCGCAGCTGAGGGCACACTGGCCCACGAAGTCGCTGAGGCTATCGCGGACGGGGCAACCAGCAAGCAACTGGCCGAAATGCGCAAGGAAAACCCAGACATCACTGTCGAGATGATTGAGTGCGCTGAGGCTTATCGCGAATATATACACACGCACTCAACAAGCAAGTCCATCACGCTGCTAGAGCAGAGGGTTGACTTCTCGCCTTGGGTGCCTGACGGCTTCGGAACGTGCGACTGCATTATTATCCACGACGAGACGCTTATCATCATCGACTACAAGTACGGCGTGGGTGTTCCAGTCAGTGCGACCGACAACCCACAAATGAAACTATACGCGCTGGGAGCGATGAACGACTTCGGCTTCGCCTATGACGTCAAAAAGGTCGAGATGCACATATTCCAGCCGCGCATCAATAACACCAGCGACTTCGAGCTTACAACCGAGGAGCTGCTGAACTGGGCAGAGAAAACAGTCAAGCCCATAGCACAAAAAGCAATAAAAGGCAAGGGCAAGTACAAAGCAGGCAGCCACTGCAAGTTCTGCCCGCACGCTGGCCGCTGCAGGACGCTGACAAAGACTTGCAGGGAGTACGTAGAGACTCACAGCCTACGCGCCGCTGTGCCCGTCCTAGCGCCCCACGAAGTGGCTGAGGTGCTAAGCATGGAACCACTCATCAGCGTATGGCTCAGAGCCGTCAAGGCTCAAGCAATGACCACGCTGTTGGACGGTGGGGACGTACCAGGCTACAAGGTGGTCGAGGGCAGGGGCACACGCACCTGGACCGAGGACATCAAAGTGGTCAACACTTTGCTGGGTGACGGCCTACTAATGGAGGACATCACCAGGACCGAGCTGTTGAGCCCTGCAGCCTTAGAGAAGGCAATAGGCAAGAAAAAGGTGGCGGAGCTTCTAGGCCAATACATAACCATTAAAACAGGAGCGCCAGCCCTTGCAACAATAAAAGACAAGCGCCCAGCCTATGACAAGCTGGCCGAGGCGCAGAAAGACTTCGCAGACTAGGAGGGTCGAAACATGACAATGACCGCGACACAAAGAGAGACAAAAATAGGCCAAACCATTGAAATACTAGAGAGCTGCAGACAAATGCCAAAAGCAGCAGCCAAGGGCATGATAGCAATGGCCTGCGACATTTTTGGCAAGGACTTCATGCTCAACGTGATGAGCGACTTCGGCTTCCCTCAGTTCTGCAAGCTAGTGAGGTGACAGCATGAACATCGCAAAAGTACAGACTGACCTCTTGACTTCCTGGGTGAAGGCTGAGGAAAAAGGAGAAGCGGTTCGCAAGTGCTTCATCATTGACAAAAAGAAGGACGTGGTCTTTATCACTGACGGCTACGCTGGCTACTTCATACCTCAGCGCCTACTATTCTTAGACACTAAGAAAATGAGAGAGCTGAGCCAGTTCCCCATTGAACTCCCTGGCAACTCCGACGAGTACAGACTTGAGTGGAGAGGCACGGAGAAGATCATCAACTACGGCCAAAAGGTGAAGGTGCTAGAAGGCTCCAGCTGGGAGACCTACGTAGACCCTAAGTACCTGCGCAACTTCGACCTAAAAGCCACAACCTTCTATCAGGCAAAACCTAAAGGCATCGTGGTCGCTTATGAAAAACAAAACGACAAAGACGTCCTGGTCGGCATCGTCTGCCCTATCTATCAAATAAACACAAATAAAAATAATTTATAAAAAGGAGATTAAAAAACATGGCTACTAAAATCGTAACAGGAAAGGTTCGCTTCTCATTCGTTAATATCTTTGAAGCAAAAACACCAAACGGTGGAGGAGACGCAAAGTACAGCGTGACCTTGCTCATCCCAAAAGCTGACACTGCAACAGTCGCAAAAATCAAGGCGGCAATGCAAGAAGCTCGCGACAACTTCTGCGCACGTAACGGCGCGAACGCTCTGCCCGCTAAGTTCAACCACACACTACACGACGGCGATGGAACACGCGACAGCGGCGAACCATACGGCCCAGAGTGCAAGGGCTGCTACGTTATCAACGTAAGCACTAAACAGAAGCCAGTAGTCGTTGACAATATGCGCAACGAAATCACAGACCCAGGCGAAGTATACAGCGGCTGCTATGGTCGTGCGTGCATCAACTTCTACGGCTACAACAGCAGCGGCAAGAAGGGCGTCAGCGCGGGCTTGCTATCTATTCAAAAGCTACACGACGGTGAGCCTTTTGGTTCCGTAGGCTCAGCGAACGACTTCGACGACGACTTCGAGAGTGGCGACGACGATGACATCATTGACTTCATCTAAGCAGCGGACGCTTGTCATCGACCTGGAGACTTACAGCTCCGCCGACCTACCAAGGACGGGCGCGGTCAAATATGCAGAGGCCGACGACTTCGAGATACTTCTCATGGCCTACGCTTTTGACGACGAGCCTGTCACTGTGTGGGACTTCACTTGGCAGGGCACACCGTCCTGGCTGGCTGAGGTGCTGCAAGACCCTACAGTCACAAAGGTGGCGTGGAACATGGCCTTCGAGCGTGCTTGTCTTAACAGCGCGCTAGGCATATACACGCCGCCCGAACAGTGGCGCGACGCTATGACTCTGGCAGCGATGAACGGCTTGCCCCAAACGCTGGAAGCAGCGGGTGCAGCTCTTAACCTATCAGAGCAAAAACTAGCAACAGGCAAGAATCTCATCAACTACTTTTGTAAGCCTTGCAAGCCTACCATCACAAACGGCGGCAGGACTAGGAACCTACCAGAGCACGCACCTGAGAAGTGGGAGCAGTTCGTCGAATATTGTCAAAGGGACACAGAGGTCGAGCGTACCATCTACAGCAGGTTCAAAGACTACCCTGTGACAGCCTTCGAGCACCAGGTGGAAAGCATTGACGCTCGCATCAATGAGCGCGGCGTGCTGGTTGACATCCAGCTGGTAGAGTCCGCGATCAACGTAGACGAAACAGTTCGAGCCGAGCACCAGGCGGAAATGACACGCCTGACAGGACTCGACAACCCGAACAGCGTGGCGCAGCTCAAAGAGTGGCTGGCCGCGGTTGGCCTTCAATGTGAAAGTCTGAACAAGGAAAGCGTCAAAGAGCTGAAAAAAGGGGCAGTTGACAAAACCACCCGTCGTGTGCTAGAGCTTCGCCAACTACTAGGCAAAACGAGCACAACCAAGTATCAAGCAATGGCCGACGCGGCCTGTAAGGATAACCGCATCAGGGGCTTGCTCCAATACTATGGAGCGGGCAGAACAGGACGCTGGGCTGGCCGACGTGTGCAGCTTCAAAACCTTGCACAGAACCACCTGAGAGACATCGGCGCAGTGCGTGAGCTAGTAAGGGATAGAGACCTCGAAACGCTGGAGCTATTGTATAACAGCGTGCCCGACGTACTCAGTCAGCTGGTCCGCACCGCGCTCATAGCAAAAGAGGGGCACACCTTCCTGGTCGCTGACTACTCAGCCATCGAGGCGCGCGTCATCGCGTACCTAGCAGGCGAGCAGTGGCGCATGGACGTCTTTGCAGGCAGCGGCAAGATATACGAAGCCAGCTACAGCAAAGCCTTCAACGTTCCCATCGAGAGCGTCAAGAAGGGCAGCCCTGAGCGACAAAAGGGCAAGATCATGGAGCTGGCGCTGGGCTATGGCGGAGGCGTCAATGCCCTGCTAGCCTTCGGTGCTGACAAGCTAGGACTGACCGAGACAGAGCTCCAGGAACTTGTCACAGCGTGGCGAAACGCTTCGCCAACTATACCAAACCTCTGGCGAGGTGTTGAGAGCGCAGCCAAGGAAGCACTGAGCCAACCAGGCAGACGCTTCTCAGTAGTGCGAGAGTGTGGAACTGTCTGCACCTACTGGCGCGACAAGGACGCCCTGCGCTGCCAGTTGCCTAGCGGCCGAGTGCTAACCTACTGGGCTGCGCAGGTAATAGACGGCAGCATCGTGTTCATGGGACAAAACCAAACAACCCGCAAGTGGGAGCGCACCCAGACCTGGGGCGGCCGACTTGTCGAGAACATAGTCCAAGCCTATGCGCGTGACTGCCTGGCTGTCGCTATGGTTCGACTGACTGAGGCGGGGTACAACATATGCTTCCACGTTCACGACGAACTCATTGCAGAGATGCCAGAGGGCAGCAAGTGGCAGGACATGGCCGAGATAATGGGCCGACCTATAGACTGGGCGCCTGGGCTGCTGCTCAGGGCTGACGGCTATGAGACTCAATTCTATATGAAGGACTAACACTATGAAAATACTATCACTTTTTGACGGAATAAGCTGCGGGCGCGTAGCCCTCGAAAGAGCAGGCATCCCTGTAGAAGCCTATCATGCCTATGAGATACACCCGCCCGCTATTTTAATAAGCAAGAAAAACTGGCCAAGCATCGTACACAAGGGCGACGTCATAACCGCGGACTTTAAGCAGTACCAGGGCTTTGACATATTGATGGGCGGGAGCCCTTGCCAGTCCTTGAGTATCGTACAAAGCAAGACCCGCCAACACCTGGACGGCGACAAGGTTCACCCGACACAGAAGCCTCTGGAGCTAATCACCAAAATGATAGAGGACAGCACAGAACCAGGTGGGGTAGTGC